CCATTTATTGGTTGGACGTGTGGTATAGCTTTATGTTGGCACTTCGTTCTTGCTCCAGTAACCATGTTCCTTTGTGCATATATAGGTGTAGCTATACCTGATCTTCCAACTTTCGATATGGGAAGTCTTATGACAGTCTTAATGGGTATGTTAGGATTAGGAGGATTAAGAACATATGAGAAACAGAAAGGACTAACTAAATGAAAAAGAAAATAAACAAGGTTATAAAAGGTTTAAAAAAAGCTAGTGCTTTACATGCTAAACAAGCAAAAACATTAAAAACCGTATTAAAGAAAAGAAAGAAAAAGGCTTAACTAAGTAGCTATTTGTTCTTTAACGGCAACTTCTTCCATTCTTTTTATTAAACGATTTGCTCTATTAGGAACTTGTTTAGCCCAACGAGAGTCTTCCATTTGGATTGATGCCTCCATCCAATCACTATCTGCGATTGCAGCATTCATTTTCTTAAAATTAGAAAGACGAGGTCTACCCATATTAAACATCATGTTACAAAGTATTAGTTGTACTTCTTCTGGTAAACCAAGAAAGTTAGGATAAAGTTTTTTACACTCATCTATAGTTGTATGAATATCTGCTTGGAAACAAGAATTTACTCTATCTTCAGATATTTCTGTGCCTACAGGTTTTTGATATTCTTCATCCCACTCAGTAACTAAATGTCCAATTCCAAAAGTGGGTAAACCAAGATGATCTAAATAGATCTCGTATTTACAGCCTTCATCTTGTTCTATTTCTACTCTTAATCTATTAATATCCATTGCTTACCTCATCATATGATACTCGTTCTATTGGTCTAATATGTAACTCAAACCCCATCTTATTTAAAACTTTATTAAAGTTACTCAGGGTAGGTTGCCTCATTTTAGATTCCCAAGTGTATATAGCTATCTCACTAACACCTGTGCCATCAGCTAATTCTTTTTGAGTATAGCTTTTATATTTTCTTATATCTTTAAAATTTTCAATTATATCAGCCATTTTTTCCAGTCCTCTCCTAAAACTTGAGTAGCTAAGTTTATTTTTTGTCTTAACGATTTTACTATAATTTCATCTACAGTTTTTTCTGCAACTAAATCAATGTATGTTACTTTCGATGTTTGACTTATTCTGTGTGCTCTATCTTCTGATTGCAATCTTATCTCAAGATCATAACTATTACTATAATAAATTACTGTATTAGCAGCCGTTAGAGTAAGACCAAAACCTCCAGTTCTTGGTTGCCCTACAAAAAATCGTAGAGCATCATCAGTTTGAAACTGTTCTACAATCTGTTGTCTTTCTTCTCCTGGAGTATCACCATAATAACTTCTTACAGAGTTTTCACCATAAATACGACTAAGCTCTTGTTCTATCTTTTGTATATCGTGTCTATAGTTCGCCCATATTAGAGCTTTTCCATTCACTTCTTCTAATATACTTATTAACTCAGATAGTCGATTATTATTTATTTCAACAGAAGAGCCATCATCTGTATTTACAAAACCACAACTTATTTGATGAAGTCTTAATAGTTGTGTTATAACTGCGTTTGCAGTAACTTGTTCCATGTTATCTAATTGCGTAACTGCATTCTTCTTCATATCCTGATAAATCTTTTTCTGTTCAGGTGTTAGTTCTATAACTCTACGAGTATAAATCTTTTCTGGTAAATCCAAACATTGCTCCTTTGTTACTCTAAAAGAATGAGGCTTTATTAATTCTGTTAATTCATCTAAATTACGAAAACCTAATATTTGATTATATTGATGAGATCCTGCAGATCTTTTTATCATATCTGCAAATCTTGCACAAAAAGAATAATACGATCTAAACCCTAATAGTTCTTCACTTAGAAAAGCAAACTGTGAATATAAATCTAAAGGTGATTTAGTTATCGGTGAACCTGTTAATATTCTTTTATACTTCGCTAACTTTCCTAGTTCTATTGCATTCTTAGTTCTTTTTGCCCTATGGTTTTTTATTACAGTAGACTCATCTATTGCTAATAATGTACCCTCGTTATGTATTCCATTTTTATGATTAAAGATAAATCGTTTCGCTATCTCTAAACCTTTCTTAGTAGACAGAGCTTCAATATTCATTACAAAAATTTGTAAATCAAAATCTGGTTTCCATATTGCTTCTATTTGTTTTTTTACTTTTTCTGTTAATGGTGAAGACCAATATGCCATCTTATGTTCTATATGGTTAGGAAGATGATTAGGTATTTCTTGCCCTACCCAGTTTTTATAGACACCTTTTGGTGCGAGTATAAAAGCTGAATTAATTTTTCCAGTGTCATATAGATAAGCTATAGTATCTATTAAGACTTTCGATTTACCAGTTCCCATATCCATAAGCAATGCATATTCATCTTTATTACAAGATTCTTTTAATGCATTAAGCTGGTGTTTATACGGTCTAGTTTTGAACGTAAACAAATATGTCTCCTTCTTCTTTCTAAAAATTAATATACTATATAAATATCTAGTGAGATATATAAAAGTTATGAAAAAAGTTCCTTACGACCCTTTATCTATGATAATGTAAAATAAAATCTCATAGAGCAGTTATAGAGTAAAAACAAAGGCTTAACTACATTCTTATGATATTATGAGATTATGACGAGCTTTTTTAAAAATAAAATAATAAAAACTTTTAAACATGACTATGTTGCATAAAATAAAGGTTTATTATTATATTAATAAAGTATAGTATAATAAAAGTTAGGAGAAAGTAGAATGGAATACACAAGACAAGCAACTGTATATGTTGTACAAGACTTTGGCACTAAGAATATATCTGGTGCTTTAAGATTTGGTCAAATAAAAGTTTTACTTCCACCCAACAGACAAATCGTTTTAAGTGCTGCTCCGACAGTCGCAAGACTAAGGGAAGGCTTAAATGGTTTTTCAGACGAAGACTATCTATTATTAATGGGGGATCCTGCTGCAATAGGTATAGCCTGTAGTATTGCATCTCATATTAATGCTGGAAAGTTTAAAATGTTAAAGTGGGATAGACAAGAAGCAATGTATCTTCCCATCAATATTAACCTAAAATACTTTGGAGAGTATGATGAACAATCTTGACGATATCCTCAGTGGTGAGGCAATAAACACTATAAATGTCAAGGCAACACCTGATGAATTAAACAGGTTGAGCAGATTGGCAAACGAACTTATCAAACGACAACAAGATGTCAAAATTCATGAAGAGTCGATTAAGACTTTCAAGGAAAGGGTAAGACAAATCTCCGAACAAGAAATACCAGACCTTTTAGCAGAGGTAGGGCTTTCTAGTTTTGAGTTAAAAGATGGAACTAAAATTAAAGTTGAACCTTTCGTAAGGGCTCATATATCAAAAGATCGAGCAAAAGAAGCTCATGCTTGGTTAGACGATAATGGTTTTGGTGAAATTATTAAAAAAGAAATAAACTGTAAATTTGGTAGAGGGGATAATAGATTTACCGAAGTATTAAGTCAGCTTGATACATTAGGTATTGATACGACTACTAAAGAATCAGTTCACCATTCAACTTTAAATTCTTTCTGTAAAGAACAATTGGAAAAAGGGACAGATATTCCTGTAACTACTTTTGGTCTTTATAGTGGATTTGTAACTAAAATAAATAAATAAGGAGGACAATATGTCAGATAAAGCAGTTGCAAGAAAAGAAGAAACGTCAGTCTTAATGGTTGATGATGAGATACTAGCTAATGGTACAGGTCTTGAGGATACAAGTTCTGAAGACTTCGCTATTCCGTTTATCAGAATATTACAATCTGGTAGCCCACAAGTAAAAAAGTCAGAGGGTAAATATATCAAGGGTGCTGAAGAGGGCGATATATTAAATACTGTGACTAATGATCTTGTTAAAGGTGACGATGGAATTATTGTAGTTCCTGTATATTATCAGAAAAAATATATCGAATGGAAGCCACGAGATTCTGGAGGTGGATTAGTGAATGCTGACCATGAAAGATCTATACTTAATCAATGTGTCAGAGACGAAAAGAAAAAATTCGTTTTAGATAATGGTAATTATATAGACGAAACGGCACAGTTTTATGTCATGGTTACTAATGAGGAAGAAACAGAGTGGCAACAAGCAGTTATTAGCATGTCGTCTACTCAGTTAGGTAAAGCTAGAAAATGGTTAAGCACTATGAAGCAAAGACGTGTAAAAAATAGTGAGGGCATTCCAGTAGAAGCACCAATGTTTATGTTTCGTTATTTAGCTAAAACTTCACCAGAGTCAAATGATTTAGGAAGTTGGTGTGGTTGGTCTATAGGTCTTGATGGTCCTGTAAAGGAAAGATCTTTTATGTTAGAAGCAAGTCGCTTTTTGAAAAGTATTCGTGCTGGTGATGTAAAAGTTAAACAAGATGATGTTAACGAAGATTCAACACCTAAAGATGACGAAGTACCATTTTAATTTAGGGGGCGAAAGCCCCCTTTTACCATTTGGAGAAAGAGATGACTACAACATACAGTAAACTTAAAGGTAGATCAAAAGGTTATCGATATCGTAATTCAATAGTAGATTTACAACGTGACCTTTATAAACGTAATTCTAAGTTGACACCAAGGGAACTAGGAGAAGATGAACGATTCGAAGATGATCCAAGGGCTTTAAGAGAACAAGATTATGGTAAAGTAAATAAAATACCAAGCTCACCTTTACATAATCGTAGACATGACCACTAAAACAGTAAAGGACTTTGCTACTCTTTTTTCTGGGTTGAGAAAGGCATATGGATCATATGCTCCAGAGGAAGGAAATGGTGTAGGAAAAGAAAAAGGTCGATATAGAATTATATCTGAAGACATAGATGATCTTCGGCTACAAGAATTATGGAAAAACCATTTAGAGGGTAAAAACTCTCTTGGTATAATACCGATTACAGAAACTAATACTTGCACATGGGGTGCCATTGATATTGATCAGTACCCTTTAAACCATAGTGATTTAGTAACTAAATTTATAAAAACAAATAAGTTACCATTTGTAGTGGCTCGTTCTAAATCTGGTGGTGCACATATATTTGTATTTCTTAGTGAACCTGTAAGTTGTGCTATTGTTCAACATAAACTAAAAGATATTGCCTCTGTACTTGGTTATGCAACGGCAGAGATATTTCCTAAACAAACAAAACTTTTATTAGAAAAAGGTGATAGAGGCAGTACCTTGAATATGCCATACTTTGGTGGAAAGAGGACTACTCGTTATGCTCATGATGATAAAGGTATAGCTATAACAGATTTAAATGAGTTTATAGAATATGCAAAACAAAAAACGATAACTAAGGCAGAATTAGAAAGTTTAAAAATTATTTCTGCTGATATGGCTGATAAAGATCTAGAAGGTGCACCACCTTGTTTAAAAATACTATGTAGTATGGGCTTTCCTGAGGGAACTAGGAATAATGGTTTATTTGACGTTGGTGTGTTTTTAAGAAAAAAGTTTTCTGACGATTGGGAGAAAAAAGTAGAGGAAAAGAACTTTCAATATATGAAGCCACCACTTGGTGCTTCAGAAGTTTTAGCAGTTATAAAAGCATTAAGTAATAAAGATTACCAATATAAATGTAATGATCAGCCTATAGCCTCACACTGTAATGCTGCAGTTTGTAGAACCTGTGAATATGGTGTTGGTTCTTCTGGAGGGTTACCACAATTTAGTAATCTACAAAAACAAGATTCAACACCACCTATATGGTTTTTAGATGTAGAGGGTCATCGAATAGAGCTAACTACAGATGAACTACAAAACCAAACTAAATTCCAAAGAAGATGTATGGACGAATTAAATTTTATGCCTTTAACTATGAGACAAAACAACTGGAGGACTGTTGTTCAACAATTATTAGATAGCGTATCTATAATCGAAGTTCCAGAAGATGTATCTGTACATGGTCAGTTTAAAGAGCTTTTAGAGTCCTTTTGTACTGAAAGAGCACAGGCTCAATCAAGAGATGAGTTATTATTAGGAAAGCCTTGGACAGAAGAAAGTAAAACTTTTTTTAGATTAAAAGATTTAATAGACTATTTTGGTAGACAACAGTTTAGAGATTATGGAAGAAACCATATTGCTGCACGACTCAGGGAACTGGGAGGTGGGGATCATTTCTTTCATGTAAAAGGTAAAGGTGTAACGGTTTGGTATGTCCCAGAATTTAAATCACAAGAGGAGGGCTACGAATTACCAAATATGGGGGAGGATCCATTTTGAGTATTGATCCTTCTACTTGGTCTATTATCCTTGGACCTCCAGGAACTGGAAAGACTACAACTATTCTTAACTTAATTGAAATGGAGATGCAAAAGGGAACACCTCCTGATAGAATAGGTTATTTTGCTTTTACAAAGAAAGCATCTGATGAGGGTAAAGAAAGAACAATGAACAGGTTTTCTTTATCAGGAAAAGATATTCCTAATTTTAGAACTTTACATTCTTTATGTTACCGAATGTTAGGGCTATCTCGTACTTCGGTCATGGATCGTTCAAACTATAAAGAGTTTAATGATATTATGGGTTTACGTTTAACAGGTGATATAAATTTAGAAGAAGGCTCTATTTCTCTTTTATCTAAAGATGATAAGTTAAAGTTCGTAGAAGGATTAGCAAGATTAAAGTGTCATGATTTAAGAGCCGAGTGGCAGGAACATTATGACGAAGATATAGATTGGCATACATTAGAGCGATTTTCAAAAGGTTTATATCAATTTAAACAAGCAAGAGGATTATACGACTTTACTGATATGCTTGATATGTGTGTACAAAAAGAACTTGCACCTAGTTTAGATGTTATGTTTGTAGACGAAGCACAAGACTTATGTCCTTTACAATGGAAGTTAGTAAAGATACTCGCACAAAAATCTAAGAGAGTCTATATCGCTGGTGATGATGATCAAGCTATCTTTAGATGGGCAGGGGCAGACGTAAACTTCTTGATTAATATCTCTAACGATGCTAGAATTTTGGAAAAGAGTTATAGAATCCCTCAAAGTGTCTTTAGTGTAGCTAATAAAGTGATAGGTCGTATTAAGACAAGAACACAAAAAACTTGGAGTCCGAGGGAAGAGGCTGGTAATGTAATCACCGAAGCAAGTTTCGAACATATTGATATCTCCTCTGGTCAATGGCTAATACTATCTCGTTCTAACTATTTATTAAATGAAATAGAAGCACATTGTAGAGGTCTTGGTGTATATTTCGAAAGAAAGAATAATCCCTCTATCTCTAAGAAGAAAGTAGAGGCAGTAAAAAACTGGGAAAATTTAAGAAAAGGTATGTTTATTTTTCCTGATCAAGCAGAAGAATTAGTTCCTTATATAAGAGGATCAAAAAGAAAAGCATTTATGAATTTAGATCCTTCACAAAAATTAACATTAAAAGAAGTACAACAGTTAGCAGAACTTCCTGAACCTAAAATATGGCATGATATGTTTACTGGGTTATCTGCTCATGAAAGAAGTTATATTTTATCTATGTTACGACTAGGTGAAAAGATAACTAAAAAACCAAGAATTACTCTATCTACGATACATTCTGCAAAAGGGGGTGAGGCAGATAATGTTGTTCTTATGACAGATATGCCTCATAGAACTTGGAGGGCATATGAAAAAGACCCTGACGATGACACTAGAGTTTTTTATGTAGGTTTGACTAGGGCTAAACAAAACTTACATATCGTTCAGCCAGTTACCAATAAATACTTTATGATATGAATAGTTTTTTCTTTATACAATAAACTATTTATACTATCATAATATAGTAAATTTTTAGAAAGTTAGAATATGACAGATAAAAAATCAAAGATTACTCATCCTGACGGCTTTTGGCAAGAATATATGCCTGGATGTTTTCGATTTTGGCACCCAGAAGAACTTGAAGAAGCAGTTAACTGGAGACAAAAAGTTATTAAACAAAGTTCTAACTCTGAAGAAGTAAAAAAATCTTTATACAGATTTGATCCAGAGGCAGTAATTGTTTATAATAAGCACCCAGAAAAAGGTGCATCACAAATGTTAGTGATATTAGATATATTAAAGAAACATGGAAAACCGATAAGTGTAGAGGATTTCATACCTATTATAGAAAAGAGTAAGAGGCTTCAAACTTCTCAACCTGTTGACAGAATATATAAGCACTATCATAAAATAATGTTAGCAAACAACTACATCAACTATGAATAGGAGAAAGTAATGGCTTCGATAAGAAGAAAACTTGCAGTAAATGCAAACAACTCTAAAAACACAAGAATGGATATAGCAAGTGCAGGGACACTAGCAAACTGGAGACCAGATGAGTTAGCTCATATTAGTCGTTTTTGTAAGATGGGACAACTAATAATGGATAAAGCTAAAACTCTTGGACGACCTGTTGATATATTAGAAATAGGTTGTGGAGAAATATGGACACTTCGTTATTTATACAAAGCCTTTGTTTCTACTAAATCAGAGATCGTAAATAGTTATGTTGGTATGGATATAGATCCAGCTTGTTTAACTGATTGGTGGGTAGACGATGATCTTCCTGTTACAGAACACCAGTGGTTTAAAACTATGACTTCGAATAAAGGTCAAATAGTTTTACAAGATTTAACAACTAATCCTGAACCTCCTGTAGAAGATGAGTCTATAGATGTGTTTATGACAACGGAAGTTATAGAACATATGGGGAGAGAGTTTATCGAACCGTGGATTGAGGCTTCTGCTAGAAAGCTACGTCCAGGAGGTATTGCATATATATCGACACCTAACCACGATGGGTCTAATGATAAATTACCTAAAGATCATGTTTATGAGTGGGGTTATCAAGAGTTAAAAGACTTAT